ATTCTAGTTACTGTACCTACTGGACCTTTTGCAAAAGGACCGACAATACCGCCGATCTTATCAGAAGTTGCATCAACTCTACCCTGAGTAAGGTCAACTTCTCTTATCAGAATTCCAGGAGATGCTAAATTTAATGGCATCTTGCTTTTCCTCGCAATCCAAATTACCTAAAAATATTTAGGAAAAGGGGTATTTTCAGTGGGGAAACGATGCATGAACTACCAATCAGGATATTCCCAAACATTATTACATTTTTTATTACTCTTTACTCTATCGATAGTACACTCTTTACATTCATAAGAATATGAAGATGGTAGTGCTCCTCTATTTTTTCTTATGAGATAAAAGTCTTCTAATAAATTTTTTATCTTATGGCAGGTTCTACATTCTCTATCATAAAAAAGCAGATGTTCTAGATTTATCTGACTATCAAAATCCATTACATATAATCCCACATGTAAGATCTATCTCCATATTCATCTGCATACCATCTATCTCCATCGGCATCTACAAAATTACTAGTCTCAAATCCAGTTTCTATAAATCCAAAAGGTGCCATATCCTGTTCTATCTGATTTCTTTGTTCTTCATATATTCTTTTACGAACATCATTTTCTGTCATTTCTTTAAAATAATCTTGTGCTACTAACCATGAGAATATTACAAGACACATTGCCAAATCATCGTTACATCCTTCTTCTGCCTCAAAAGAATTTCCTTTCTGTGCAAATGTGGTAAGTTCTGATATAATTTCATAATCCGTAGTCAGTAATTTATCATCCTCCATCATAGTTTTTAAATTGGAGCATCCCAATTTTTTAACTGCCGCAGTCATTCTGACTCCAAGTTGAGATTTTTTACCACTAAATCCTGTTCCTACAACTTGTCCGGCACGACCCCTCATTGCTGCCATAAGAATATTATCATATTCTAAATCATAGTGCATGATAGAAGCCACTTGATCTCCAATATCATTTACTTCTATTAGTACCCATGCATTATTATATCCCTTTCCAACATCATTGATGATATTTGGAAACAGCATGGGTTTAATTTCATTATTTCTATATTTTGCTACTATCTTATACGGAAACTGTGTTATGTCAAAAACAATAAATGCCGAATAATCATTTCCTATTCCTCTTGCCACGTCAATTGTCAGAAGATATTCATGATTCTCCTGAGGATCTTCGTAAATATCTAATCCGGCATTTCTTTTTATGGGATTCTCGTATACAAGGTTTTTTAATTTTGCTGGATTGATAAGAGTATTGACCGAACCTAAAAACTCACATTCAAACTCAACCTTGAACTGTTGTTCTGAAGTATTGGCAATAGTTGTTGCCTTCCATTTTTCATCTCTACCAGGAACTTCTGACCAATGAACATCGGTTGGAATGTACTCATTCTTATTTCTTTCGGCATCATGCCACATACGGTAGAAGTGATTCATACCGTGTGGAGTAGATACAATAATTACTTTGGTGTTTTTACCAGAAGTAATAGTAGGATAAACAGAGGCAAAGA